GAGAAACGACGAGTTCTCCCATTGCTTAAGGTATATAAGGATGGTTTAACCCAAGAAGTGGCTAAGGATTCGTTCCTTGACTTCATACACCACGTGTATCCGGACTACAAAGTGGGGGCTCACCACAGAAAACTGGCCAAAATCTTTGAGGAGATTGCCGAAGGTAAGAAAAAACGCGTAGTCGTGAACATCGCACCGCGTCATGGTAAGTCTGAGATGATATCGTACCTAGCTCCGGCGTGGTTTTTGGGTAAATACCCACATAAAAAGATAATTATGGCGTCACACACGGCTGACTTGGCTGTTAACTTTGGCCGAAGAGTACGTAACTTGGTGGGTTCAGACCCGTATAAAGACATATTTCCACAGGTGGAGCTACAAAGTGACTCAAAATCTGCTTCTAGATGGGGTACTAATTTTAACGGGGAGTATTTTGCGATTGGTGTCGGAGGCGCTCTTGCTGGGCGTGGTGCTGACTTATTTATTATTGATGACCCTCATTCTGAACAAGAAGCTAAACAGGGGAGAGCCGATGTATTTCTTCCTGCTTGGGAGTGGTTTCAGTCTGGCCCTATTCAACGTCTTATGCCAGGTGGTGCGATTATTGTTGTGATGACAAGGTGGTCTAAGCTTGACTTAACCGGACAAATCCTAAACCAGATGATTAAGAACGACGAGGCGGAAGAGTGGGAGGTAGTAGAGTTCCCTGCCATTATAGAGAAAGAAAAGAAGATAGATTATAAGGTTGTGGACGAAGATGGCGTAGAAACCACTGAAACCCGCACTGAAAAATACGAGGCACCTCTCTGGCCTGAGTTCTGGACCTTGGAGGAGCTAGCTGCAAAACGTGCCGTGCTTGACGTCCGTTACTGGAATGCACAATATTTACAAAACCCTACGTCGGAAGAAGGGGCGCTGATAAAGAGGGAGTGGTGGCAGATATGGGAGAAGGAAGACCCGCCACAGTGTGAGTTTATTATTATGGCGCTGGACGCGGCTCAGGAGACTAACAATCGGGCTGACTATAACTCATTGACAACATGGGGTGTTTTTTATAACGAGGAAGTGTCTAATTATAATATAATCCTGCTAAACGCAATAAAAGAGCGTTTAGAGTTTCCGGAGTTAAAAGCGCTAGCACTTAGAGAGTATAAAGAGTGGGAGCCAGACTCGTTCATAGTGGAGAAGAAGTCCAACGGCTCGGCGTTGTATCAAGAGATGCGTAGGATGGGTCTTCCGCTAGGTGAGTTTACACCAGGAAAAGGGCAAGATAAGATAAGCCGAGTAAATGCGGTGTCTGACTTATTTCGCTCTGGGATTGTGTGGGCGCCGGACCGTAGATGGGCTAGAGAGGTTATTGAAGAGTGCAACGACTTTCCGAGCGGGGCAAACGATGACCAGGTAGACTCTACAACACTAGCACTATTTCGTTTCAGACAAGGGGGGTTCATCAAACTTCCTAACGATGAGCCTGATGACGACATGTTATATACATATAAAAGAAAAGCTGCATACTATTAAAGGAATAAATTATGGCAACTAATATGGACAAAGCGTTATACCAAGCCCCCCTAGGTATGACACAAGAAGACGAGAATGCACCACCCATCGAGATAGAGATTGAAGACCCAGAGAGCGTGGGCATCAAGATTGGGAACTTAGAGATAGACATTGAACCGGCCGTCGACGAGGATGAGTTTAATAAGAACTTGGCCGACGATATAGATGATGGCACTCTGACTTCTATGGCGTCAGAGCTTATTGCGGATTACGAAGATGACTTAGCGTCCCGCAAAGACTGGATACAAACATACGTAGACGGCCTAGAGTTGCTAGGTATGAAGATAGAAGAGCGCAGTGAACCGTGGGAGGGCGCGTGTGGTGTGTATCACCCATTGCTGAGTGAAGCGCTAGTTAAGTTCCAAGCTGAGACTATGATGTCGATGTTCCCTGCAGCTGGCCCAGTTAAGACGCAGATAGTTGGTAAAGAGACCGTAGAGAAGAAAGATGCGGCCCTTCGTGTGCAAGACGACATGAACTACCAGCTAACAGATGTGATGAAAGAATACCGCCCTGAGCATGAGCGCATGTTGTGGGGCTTGGGTCTTAGTGGTAACGCGTTCAAGAAAGTATACTTCGACCCGCATCTAGACCGTCAGGTATCCTTGTTTGTCCCAGCAGAAGATATTGTTGTGCCATATGGCGCTTCTAATTTAGAGTCAGCTGAGCGTGTAACCCACGTGATGCGTAAAACAGAGAATGAGCTACGTCGCCTACAAGTAGCAGGGTTCTACCGTGATGTTGATATTGGTGACCCAGTAGATGTACTAGATGAGGTAGAGAAGAAAATAGCTGAGAAGATGGGCTTCCGCGCCACCACTGACTCACGCTACAAAGTATTAGAGATGCATGTCGACTACGACTTGCCAGGGTATGAGCATAAAGATGAAGACGGTAATCCTACAGGCATTGCACTACCGTACGTCATTACTATTGAGAAAGGCACTAATACTGTATTAGCAGTACGCCGCAACTGGGACCCAGAAGATGAAACCTACCAAAAACGTCAGCACTTCGTTCATTATGGTTATGTTCCGGGTTTCGGCTTTTATTATTTTGGGCTTATTCATTTGGTCGGGGCTTTTGCTAAGTCTGGTACTTCACTTATTCGCCAGTTGGTTGATGCAGGTACGCTCAGCAATTTACCGGGGGGTTTTAAAACTCGCGGACTTCGTGTCAAGGGTGATGATACACCGATAGCTCCAGGTGAGTTCCGTGACGTAGATGTCCCATCAGGCACGATGCGCGACAACATCATGCCTCTACCATATAAAGAGCCTTCACAAGTTCTTATGGCGTTGCTTGGTCAAATCGTTGATGAAGGCCGTCGTTTCGCTAACACAGCGGACTTACAAATCTCTGACATGTCAGCTAACTCTCCAGTCGGAACAACACTTGCTATTTTAGAGCGTACCTTGAAGGTTATGTCAGCCGTACAAGCTCGCATACACTATTCTATGAAGCAAGAGTTAGGTCTCCTTAAAGAAATAATTGCAGCATACACTCCAGACGATTACAGCTACGAGCCTTCAGAAGGTAACCGTAGGGCTAAGAAATCTGACTACAATAATGTAGAGGTAATCCCTGTATCTGACCCTAACGCCTCAACAATGGCGCAGAAGATTGTACAGTACCAAGCGGTAATGCAGTTAGCACAGCAAACTCCTCAGATATACAACATGCCATTACTACACCGTCAGATGCTAGAAGTGATGGGTATCAAGAATGCGCAGAAGCTAATCCCGATGGACGAGGACCAGAAACCTACAGACCCTGTGACCGAGAACCAAAATATCTTAATGATGAAACCGGTCAAGGCGTTCTCATACCAAGACCATCAGTCTCACATTGCTGTTCATACAGCGGCGCTGCAAGACCCAAAAATTATAGCTCTAGTGCAGAACAACCCTATGGCTCCGCAGATTCAAGCAGCTATGATGGCTCATATTAACGAGCACTTAGGCTATGCGTACCGTGTTGAGATAGAGAAACAGTTGGGTATGGAGTTACCACCAGAGAAAGACGTAGATGGTGAAGTAATGGAGATGGACCCAGAAGTTGAGAAACGGTTAGCCCCTATGTTGGCGCAGGCTGCACAACGCCTATTGCAACAAAATCAAGCAGAGGCTCAGCAACAAAAAGCTCAGCAAATGCAACAAGACCCAATCATTCAAATGCAACAACAAGAGTTGCAGCTTAAAGCAGCAGAGCAAAAACGCAAAGATGCTAAAGATGCGACCGATGCTCAGTTTAAAGCACAACAACTCAAGCTAGACCAGGCTCGTTTACAGCTAGATGCGGTTAAAGCCGACAAACAGCAAAAGAATGATATGGCTAAAACAGCGTCACAACTTAAGTTTAATGCAGAGAAAGAAAACACTAAGCTTGTTGCCGATGCAGTTAAACAAGTGTCCGCGCAGAAACACACTGCTGATATGAAGAAACAAGAAGTTATTAGTAGGAATCTTCAGGCAGCAATGAACGCACGACGCAACACCCCCAAAAAGGATAACTAATGGATTATAAAGTATATGATGTTCTTCTAAGCGAGTACAAAGACCGCATGGACATGCTCTCAGAAGCGCTTGTTCGGGGCAACTGCCCAACAATAGAAGAATACAGGTATATATGTGGTCAGCTACGAGGTCTCGAAGCCGCATGTTCAATTATAGTAGACCTCAAAAAACGATTGGAGAACATAGATGAGTGAGATTTTATTGGCTACAAACCCCAATAATCCGCAAGTAGTAGGCTCATATAAACCACAAGCAACAGACGAAGAAAAAGCATCACAGCTTCCACAACCGTCTGGCTACCATATTCTTTGCGCAATACCAGAAATGGATAAGGAATACGATAGTGGTCTTATTAAAGCTGATGAAACAATACGACATGAGGAAGCATTAACTACAGTTTTATTCGTAGTTGAGTTAGGCCCAGATTGTTACCAGGACAAAGGCAAGTTTCCAACAGGCCCTTGGTGCAAAAAAGGTGATTTTATTTTAGTTCGCCCCCATTCTGGTAGCCGTTTGGTTATCCATGGCCGTGAGTTTCGTCTAATTAATGATGATACAGTTGAAGCGGTTGTAGCTGACCCTCGCGGTATCCGTCGCAAATGCAGCTACTAAAGGTGTAACCGAAGGAGGACAAGATGCCTGAATTTGACAAAGAAGAGTTTACATTCCCAGATGAGGAAAAAAAGGTCGACAATCTAGAGGGTGGAGCAGACGATAGCTTTGAAATCGAGATTGAAGACGATACCCCTGAAGAGGACCGCAATCGTCAACCAATGCCAAAAGAGCTTGTAGAAGAGCTTGATAAGGATGAGTTAGACAAGTATGACGAGGCTACTAAGCAGCGTCTAAAACAAATGCGTAAGGTATATCACGACGAGCGCCGTGAAAAAGAAGCCGCAATACGTGAACACCGCGAAGCCGTAAACCTTGCTCAACGCCTGATAGAAGAGAATAAACGTATTAAGAATGTTCTTACTACAGGTGAGAAAGAATACGTAGAGTCAATGCAGACTTCAGCTAACTTGCAGCTAGAAATGGCTAAACGGGCTTACAAAGATGCATACGATTCTGGGGATACAGACAAACAAATTGAAGCTCAAGAGGCAATGCAGAACGCTAACCTCAAATTGATGCAGATAAAGAATTTTAAACTTCCCTCTTTACAAGAAGAAAATAATAGTGTACAAACACAACATCAAGAGCAAATTCAGCAAGCTCCTGTACGCCAATCTGACCCTAAGCTATCAAAATGGCTAGATAATAATGAATGGTATGGTTCTAATAAGGTAATGACTGCCGCAGCTTTGGCTATACATGAAGACCTTGTAGACTCAGGATATAAAGCTGGCTCTGACGTATACTACTCCGAATTGGACAAAACAATGCGGAACACGTTTAGCGGTTACTTTAGTGATTCTGAACCCGTTAAGGAAAAAGTTGAAAGTGCTTCTACAAGACCAAGCACAGTTGTAGCGCCTGCTTCTCGAAGCACAGCGTCAAACAAAATTAAACTTAAAGCTAGTCAAGTACAATTAGCAAAGAAATTGGGACTTACTAACGAACAATACGCACAAGCGGCCTTAAAATTGGAGAACAGATAATGACAAGCACTAATAATAAAGTATTACGCGAACTAGAAACCCGAGCAACAACTGAACGCCCTAAGCAATGGCAGCCAGCGGAATTGCTCCCAGAACCTGACAAACAGGCCGGGTATAACTACAGATGGATTCGTACTTCAACGCTTAACAACGCGGACCCTCGTAACCTTTCTGCCAAACTCAGAGAAGGATGGGAACCTGTAAGCATAGAAGAACAACCGAAATTTAAATTGCTAGTCGACCCTCAAAGTCGTTTTAAAGACAACATTGAGATAGGCGGATTATTATTATGCAAGACCCCTACAGAATTTGTTGACCAACGTAATGCACATTACAATCAGTTGACTCAATCTCAAACAGAGGCTGTAGATAATAATCTGATGCGCCAAAGTGACCCACGTATGCCTCTATTTAATGAGCGCAAATCGTCTTCATCTTTTGGCAAAGGTAATTAATTTTAATTTTTAGGAGTTTTATATGGCATATCCAACCGTATCAGCCCCGTATGGGCTAAAACCAGTCAATTTGATTGGCGGTCAAGTATTTGCTGGCGCAACTCGTCAATTTAACATTGCTAGTGCTTATAATACAAGCATTTTTAATGGTGACGTAGTTAAATTAGTAGCCGGTGGTACAATCGAGAAAGACGCTGGTGAAGCAACAGCGACCCCAGTAGGTGTATTTTTGGGCTGTTCTTATGTTAACGCACAAGGTCAAACAATTTTCCAACAATACTTCCCAGCTAACACTGCAGCTCCAACTGGCACAGTAATCACAGCGTTTGTTGCTGATGACCCTGACCAATTGTTTAAAGTAGTTTTAGTAGCAGGCAACACAGAAGACGGCAACGGTTTAACACCAGCTTACTTAGGTCGTACAATGATTGGTTCTAACGCTGAACTAGTTCAAAATACCGGCTCTACTGTAACAGGTGATTCAAAAGTTGGTATCTACTCAGCTGCTGGTGCAACTACAACAGCTTCATTACCAATCCGTATCGTTGATGTAGTACCTGATACAGCTAACTCTAGCGGCAACTATGTTGAGTTTATTGTGAAATGGAATGCTCCATACATCACATTGGCTGAAGGCACACCAAACACAGTAACATGGGCTGGTGGTCATCAATATCTAAACCCAACTGGTATTTAAGGAGTAATATACTATGGCAATTTCACGCGCACAGCTCCTTAAAGAGCTATTACCTGGTCTTAACGCATTATTCGGTTTGGAATATGCACGTTATGGTCAAGAACACGAAGAGATTTACGAAACTGAATCTTCAGAGCGTTCATTCGAAGAAGAAACAAAACTATCCGGCTTCTCAGCTGCACCTGTTAAAAACGAGGGTTCTGCCATCGCTTACGACAATGCTCAAGAAGCTTGGACTGCTCGATACAACCACGAAACAATCGCTTTGGGCTTCAGCTTAACTGAAGAAGCTATCGAAGATAACTTGTACGACTCATTGTCTGCTCGTTATACCAAAGGTTTGGCTCGTGCTATGGCTTACACTAAACAAGTTAAAGCTGCAGCTGTATTGAACAACGGTTTCTCTTCAAGCTACGCAGGTGGTGACGGTCAAGCTTTATTCTCAAGCGCCCACCCACTTGTTTCAGGCGGCACCAATAGCAACATCCCATCAACCCCAGCAGACTTGAACGAGACTTCATTGGAAAATGCAGTTATTCAAATCGCAGCTTGGACTGATGAGCGTGGTCTATTGATTGCAGCTAAACCGAAGAAATTAGTTGTTCCTCCATCATTGCAATTCGTTGCAACTCGCTTGTTGGAAACTGAACTTCGTGTTGGTACTAACGACAATGACATCAATGCCATCAAGAATAACGGTTCTGTAGCTGAAGGTTACACAATCAACCACTTCTTGACTGACACAAATGCATGGTTCTTAACTACTGACGTGCCAAATGGTATGAAACACTTCGTTCGTACCCCATTGCAAAACTCAATGGATGGTGACTTCGATACAGGTAACGTACGTTATAAATCACGTGAGCGCTACAGCTTCGGCTGGTCGGACCCGTTGGGTATGTACGGTTCCGCAGGCGCTTAGTCTGTAACCCTGTAGTATCAAGGGTTTGAAAGGGGCTTCGGCCCCTTTTCATTTAGTACTTGTGTTATAGTATTAATTAGTGTAATCTACATATACTTAATAAGGAGATTGAAATGGCACAAGGTATTTATAAAATTATTAATGTGGTAAACAATAAGTTTTATGTAGGAAGTGCAGTTGACTTTACCGCACGCAAACGTAGACATTGGTGGGCACTGCGAAATCAAAGGCATGCAAATAAACATCTACAATCTGCATGGAACAAATACGGTGAACAATCATTTACGTTTGTAATAGTCGAAGAACTGGAAGTGGGCACAGATATACTCGCCGCAGAGACTGTATGGCTTAAAGAACATGTCGGCAAAGAGTATTGCTATAACCTAGGTACGGAAGCAATCGCATTTACTCGCGGATGGAGCGGTGAAAAAAACCCTATGTGGGGTAAGACCTTTAAACACACAGCCGAAGCAAAAGCTAAAATATCGAATGCAAGTAAGGCACGCATCCAATCAGAAGAAGAAAAAGCTAAACGCAGAGAAAGTATGAAAGGGCATTTTGTAGCGACAGAAACCAAACTAAAAATAAGCGCCGCGGTATCCGGTGAAAAAAATGGTAATTACGGTAAACCACGAACACAAGCATTTAAAGATAAAGTAAGTAAGGTAGTTGTAGTAACTGCTCCTAACGGAGAGAAGTATGTGTATTACAGTATAACTGAGCTACGCAAAGCGCTGAACATAACACCTACTACTGCCAACCGCGCATTAAAATCAGGGAAACAGCTTACACGTGGCCCGTATACAGGCTGGGTATTCAAGTACAAATAATGATTTTCTCTATGGTAACGTGTATAAAAAAGAGCAAAATGTATACATATGCACAATGACGTGTATAAAAAACCGCAAAATTTATACATATGTGCAAATTTTGCACATTACTAATTAGGAGAACTATTATGTGGACAACACCAGCAGCTACTGAAATGCGTTTTGGCTTTGAAGTTACTATGTACGTAATGAACAAGTAAGTTTTTAGGCGGTTAAGCCGACACTAGAGGATGTAGTAAGTAACGAGTTTTTCGGCTTTCTGCGTTACATGTAACAACTACCAAATCTACGCCTACTTCTCTGTAATCTGCCCTGCTTGTAATTGTCGTTCTTCGTGATGGTGTTTGCGGTGGCAGTTGGCGCATAGTACTATGCATTTGGATTCTATCTCTTCACGGGCTATTTTATAGGCTCCGTTCTGTACTAATTCACTTATCTTTCTATTGGCTGGGTCACGTACGACGTGATGAAAATCTAATGCTGACGGATGGTTTTCGCCGCAGTTGGCACAGGCTAGAGTAGCTTTATAGGCTTCCCATTGGACGCGTTTCTTTATCTTACCTAACCGCACTCTTTCAATCTGGGCAGGTCTATTGCCTTCGTAGTGTTTCTTTGAGTATAACTTTGCTTTTGCCTTGCGTACTTCCGGGTCTTTATAGGGCATAAAATATCCACTAATTAGTTGACATGCAAACAGTATCATAGTATAAAGGCTATATCAACCGGGAATATTAAATCCGGCATGTTAGGCTGTCCCGGCAGACGCATATAAGACTAGCAAGCCAAACTCTATATGGAGAAGTTCAAATGGCTAATACCACATTCACCGGCCCAATACGTGCAGGGTCTATCCGCAACACAACAGGTACAACTGTAGGCACAAACATCGCTAACGTTGGTCAAGTTGTAATGGCACAATCCCAAGCAATCACACAAGCTTCAGCTGCAACTACAATCGTAATCCCAGCAAACAGCCAAATCGTAGAAATCAACGTATACGTAACCACAGTATGGTCAGGCGCAGCTACAACATTTGGTGTAGGTACAACAGCTTTGGCTACAGCGTTCACAGCTGCTGGTGCAGTTGATGGTGCTGCTATTGGTGTATTGTCAGTTACTCCAGGTACAAATGCTACTCGTACAGGTGCTTTCATTGATGTAGGTTCAACAGATGTTAAGATTGCTGTTACATCAACAAACACTGGCGACGGTGTAGGTGTAATTACAGTTCGTTACATCCAAGCTAACAACTTGACTGCTTAATTAATCTAGGGGCTTCGGCCCCACTTTAAAATCTTAAGGAGATTAATTATGGGTATGCAAACCGACGTAAAATCCCAACACCTAACCGCAAGCGGTGCGGTTAACAGCTCAGCACGTAACCGATTTAAAGCCCTTTCATATCGCGGAGATGGTCAGGATGGGTATGTTCGACTACGTGATGGCAGTGCAAGTGGTACAATTTTATGTGAACTCGATGTGGGTACTAGTGACTCATTTACAATCTATATATTACTTCCAGGGGAAGGGATTTTATTTCCTAGCGGAATTTATATAGATATATCTCATGTTAGCGCATGTACAGTGTTCTATGGCTAAGAAGAACCCATCATTAGCAGTAGGTCGTGGTGAGAAGCTCCCTGTGTCGAAAGGCGCAGGTCTCACAGCAAAAGGCCGCGCTAGGTATAATGCGGCTACAGGCTCAAACTTAAAAGCCCCTCAACCAGAGGGCGGTCCACGTAAAAAATCATTCTGCGCACGTATGTCAGGTATGCCCGGTCCAATGAAGGACGAAAAAGGCCGTCCAACACGCAAAGCAGCTTCATTAAAAAGGTGGAAATGCTAATGAGTGTAGAACGGGAACTAGCAGTACATGAGACTGAGATTAAACATCTACAAGCTGATATGGATAAATTGGTCCAGGATATGGAGTCAATTAAAGCTACGCTTAACTCAATTAATACAACTCTTGCAGAAGCTCGTGGGGGTTGGAAAGTATTGATGATGGTTGGCGGTGCCGGCGGTGCGCTAGGTGCTGTTGTTACTCAGTTTGCACATAAGGTGTTTGGATAATGCCAAGCACAAGTAAAGCACAAGCAAGACTAATGGCGGCTGCAGCCCACAACCCTGCCTTCGCTAAAAAGGTAGGCATCCCCACTAAGGTTGCCAAAGAGTTTAACCAAGCCGATAAAGGCAAAAAATTCGCAGGAGGCGGTATGGCCAAAGAAAATAGTAAGCTGGACTTAGCACAGGATAAAAAGATAGTTAAGAAAGCTGTCAACATGCATGATAAACAATTGCATGGTGGTAAGAAAACTGACTTAACCAAACTTAAAAAGGTGGCTGTACTTGTAAAAAGATGGCTAAAGGCGGCGGCATTGAAGTTCGCGGTAAAACTAAAGGGAAGATAATATAATGGCTAAGAAATACGGAATGATGGAAGACACCCTAGTACAGGGCGCTGGTAGGTTTGGTGGGCCTACTGGTTCTGGAAACATGAGTTCTAAAGCGGCTACTAGAGCGGCGGTTGATGCAAAAGATGCCGCTGCCGAAGTAAGACGTCAACGCAGGTTAGACGCACTTTCAAAAAAACGTGACGCACTACGGGAATCAGATAGTCCAGAAGGGATTGCTCTTCGTAAACAGGATTATGACTATGAATTTGGTATGAAAAAAGGTGGTAAAGTTTCATCAGCATCTAAACGCGCAGATGGTTGCGCAATACGTGGAAAAACGAGGGCATAATTATGGCTGACAATAAAGAAAAACCAGTAATAAAACCTGTAAAACCTGTAATAAAACCCGTAACTCCTAAAATGGATGAAGAGGATTACGGCCCTATTCCACCAGAAGCTGTGGATAAAAAACAAGACTGGGCTAATCAAAAAGCTGCAGAGCAGTACCAAAAAACGAAGAAATTTTCTAAAGGTGGTTCTGCTTCAGCTCGTGCTGACGGCTGCGCTACTAGAGGCAAAACTAAAGGTCGGATGGTGTAACATGAGAGCGTCTCGCGGAATGGGCGCAATAGCACCAAGTAAAATGCCGGGGGCTAAAGGTAAGACTATTGTTCGTAAGGACAAGCCTCAGTTCGTTAAAGAGTACAAAAAAGGCGGCCAGATAAAGATGCTTGCTGAAGGCGGTGAGTCTAAGGTAAATGCTGCAGGTAACTACACTAAACCTAGCAAACGCAAAGCGTTGTTTAACAGCATCAAAGCAGCTGCCACACATGGTACAGCCGCAGGCCAATGGTCAGCTCGTAAGGCACAGCTACTAGCTAAGAAATATAAAGAGTCTGGTGGTGGGTATAAGTGAGTGCATTAGCTAAAAGCCAGAAGTCACTAAAGGCCTGGGGCGACCAGAAATGGCGTACTAAGTCAGGTAAGAAGTCGTCTGATACAGGTGAGCGGTATCTACCAGAAAAAGCAATTAAGGCATTGACCCCTGCAGAATACGCAGCAACAACCAAAGCAAAACGAGAAGGTAAGGCAAGTGGCAAGCAGTTCGTAGCACAGCCAGCCAAGATTAAAAGCAAGGTGAAACCTTACAGGAAGATAAAATAATGCATTTATTTAGTGTTGGGATGATATGCGGGTTTGTAGTAGGTATCCAACACGAGACGATTGAAAACGATAATTATGTCATTGTAAGCTTAGGCATAATTGATATTGTAATTATTTGGTAAAACATATGGCAACCACAGGGACCACAACATTTAACCTAGAACTTAACGACCTCATAGAAGAGGCGTTTGAGCGTTGCGGGAAAGAACTTCGTACTGGGTATGACTTCCGCACTGCACGTCGTAGTCTTAACTTGATGACTATTGAGTGGGCTAACCGTGGCATTAACTTGTGGACTATTGAGCAAGGCTCTATTGTAATGGCTACTGGACAAGCAATATACCCGCTTCCTTCTAATACGATTGACCTGCTTGACCAAGTAATTCGTCAAAACAACGGTACTACAAACCAGATTGATATCAACATCAACCGTATATCTGAGTCTACATACTCTACAATCCCTAACAAGTTAACACAAGGTCGCCCTATACAGGTGTGGATTAACCGCCAATCAGGTGCATCAAACGCTACGTCAGTGACTCTAAACGGTGGGATATCAGCTACGGATACTTCGATTACAGTAAGTTCTACAGCTAACCTAGCCTCATCAGGATTTATACAAATTGGTAGTGAGATTATTAGCTACCCTAACGTAAGTGGAAACCAACTTATTAACTGTGCCCGAGGTCAGAACAACACCACTGCAGCAGCTCATTTAACAGGGGCCGCAATAACTACAGTGAATCTTCCATCAATTAATGTATGGCCGACACCTAACGCGCAGGGTAATCAATATACGTTTGTGTACTGGCGTTTACGTCGCATCCAAGATGCGGGTGATGGGGTTAATACAGAAGATATACCGTTCCGGTTCTTAAACTGCATGGTTGCGGGCTTGGCTTACTACTTATCTATTAAGCTTCCTGATGTGCCACTAGATAGAATTACTGGGTTAAAAGCTGACTATGAACAACAGTTCCAGTTAGCCGCGGATGAAGATAGAGAGAAGGCATCAATACGGTTTGTACCTAGAAATATGTCCTACACGAGGTAGTTATGCCTACCAAATATGCTAGTGGTAAACATAGTATTGCAGAGTGCGACCGTTGTGGTCAGCGCTACATGCTTAAACAGCTTAAAAAGCTAACTATTAAAACAAAACAGGTCAGTATTAAAGTGTGCCCAGAGTGCTGGGACCCTGACCAACCGCAGTTACAACTAGGTATGTACCCAGTTAATGACCCACAAGCGGTAAGAGAACCTCGTCCTGATACTAGTTACTTAGTGTCCGGTATAGGCCCCGACGGTAATCCAGAAGGGGGTAGTAGAGTATTTCAATGGGGTTGGAATCCTGTTGGAGGTGCAAGGGGTCCGGATAGTGGATTAACACCAAATGACTTGATTGCTCAAGGACAAATTGGTACAGTAACGGTACAAACAACTTAAGGAGTTTTAACATGGCATACAAATCAGGCGCCGATGGCGTAACAAAAAAAGGTAAGACAAAAGGTAAGAACTTAGGCGATTCAGGTCCTACAGTAGGTGTTCAATCTGGTAAAGGCGGTAAAGGTGCTTCTACAGTAACAGGCGAACAAATGCGTAAAGTAGGTCGCAATTTGGCTCGTGCTAACAACCAAAAATAAGGAAGCATCATGGCAGACCAAGATAAACGCAACGTAGACCCGAACAAACAATCATACGACAGCATTGGCCCAGAGTCAGAGGCTATGAATGTTAGCATCGGTAACAAACGTCCAGCAGTAGAAACAGCAGGTATTAAAATTCGCGGCACCGGTGCAGCTACTAAAGGTGTAACCGCTAGAGGCCCAATGGCGTAATGAACTACATAGAACTTAGCCAAGCAATACAAGCGTACGCAGAGAACACTGAGTCTCTGTTCGTGGAGAACATCCCTACGTTTGTAAAGGAAGCAGAGCGACGCATATTTAACACAGTGCAATTGCCTTCACTACGTAAAAACGTGACGGGTACGATGACTAGTGGGAATAAATACGTAGCGCTTCCGGATGATTGGTTGGCTAACTATTCTTTGGCAGTTATCGATGCCGATGGCGCTTACAGTTACTTGCTAAATAAAGACGTTAACTATATACGCGAAGCATACCCAACACCGACAAGCACAGGCCAGCCTAAGTATTACGCTATATTTGGCCCTCGGATAGATGAGATAAACGAGCTGTCACTAATACTAGGCCCTACGCCTGACTCTGCGTATGGTATGGAGCTTCATTACTTCTACTACCCAGTATCAATAGTGCAAGGAGTAATAACAACACTAGGTACAATTACGGGCGGGTCAGCGTATAACAACGGTACATACTTCAACGTGCCTCTAACAGGTGGGTCTGGGTCCTATGCCTATGCTACAATAACGGTATCAGCTGGAGTAGTCTCTAACGTCACACTTGTTAATGGTGGTTCACTTTATGTTATAGGCGATGTGCTATCTACGACCAATACATACATCGGAGGTACAGGTACTGGGTTTTCTATTCCCGTATCTAACATAGCTAATTCTGGTGGTACTAGCTGGCTTGGTGATAACTACGACCCAGTGCTGTTTTACGGAGCTATGCGCGAGGCAATTATTTTTATGAAAGGTGAACAGGATATGGTCACTTATTATGAGAAGATGTTCCAAGATGGTTTAGGTCAATTGAAACGTTTAGGTGATGGCTTAGAACGTGGCGACGCGTACCGTGATGGACAGACAAAACTTAGAGTAACTACATAATTTAGGAGTAAGACATGGCAATTTCACAAGCAATGTGCACGAGCTTTAAAGTTCAATTATTGAGCGGCTCACAAAACTTTAACACCGGTACAACAAAGGTTTATAAAATCGCGTTGTATACATCATCTGCAACATTGGGCGCAAGCACAACTACCTATTCTGGCACTTCAAACGAAGTAGCTTCTGGTGGCGGGTATACTACAGGTGGTAATACGCTTACTGTATCTCAAATTCCAACCTCATCAGGAACTACAGCATTTATTGACTTTGCGGATACTACTTGGTCTGCAGCAACAATTACTGCACGTGGCGCGTTGATATATAACAGCACCGATGACACTGCAGTTGCTGTGTTGGACTTTGGGTCAGATAAGACATCAACAGCTGGTGACTTTACAATCATATTCCCAACAGCGGATTCAACAAACGCAATCATCCGCATAGCTTAAGTTAGGAGTCTCAAATGGCTCTAGTGCTGAAAGACAGGGTTAAGGAAACCTCAGTAACCACGGGTACTGGGGATATTGCGCTTGGTGGGGCTACAGGTACATATCAAACATTTAGTATTATCGGTAATGGCAATCAAACCTACTACTGTATAGCAGGACAAACCACAACTGAGTGGGAAGTAGGTATTGGTACTTATGTATCTTCTGGGGATAAAATAACCCGTGATACTATCCTTGCTTCTTCTAATAGCAATTTAATTGTCACGTTCTCTGCAGGCACTAAAGATGTGTTTGTTACCTATCCGTCAGAAAAAGGCGTATGGCTAGACGCAAGTGATGATTCTAACTCTGCTGCAACAATAGGTACTACGCCCGTAAAGTTGGGTGCTACTTCACTAACCCTAGCTGGGTTAACATCAGTAACAGTAACCCAAGACCCTTCTGTAGCTTTAGACCTAGCAACCAAACAATACGTAGACACGCTAGTTTCTTCGGGCATTACATACCATACAGCGGTTAAATACGAGGTTCCTGATACTACAGGCAACCTAACTGCTACATACAGTAACGGTACAGCAGGGGTAGGCGCTACGCTTACTAATGCAGGCACTCAAGTTGCATTTACTCCGGACGGTATAGTAGCTTCTGTTAACGACAGGGTTCTAGTTTATAACCAAACAAATGCCTTTGAGAATGGGGTTTATACTGTTACTACCGTGGGCAGTGGCGCTACAAATTGGGTACTAACTCGTGCTACAGACGCAGACTCATACGGCTTAAAAGACCCCGATGCACTTGGTAATGGCGATGCTTTCTTTGTATCAAGCGGTAATACCGGTGCAGGGGAAACATATGTATGCAATACAGTAGGCGTAATTACGTTTGGTACTACTGCAATTAACTTTGAACAAATTAGTTCTTCTCAAGTTTACACCGCTGGTACAGGATTAACCCTAAGCCCTGCAACTACATTTAACATTGCTAACACTACAGTTACAGCAGCTTCATATGGCGCTGTTAGCAAAACACTAACGGCTACAGTTAATGCACAAGGTCAGTTAACAGCATTGGCAGATACCGACATTGCTATAGCAATGAGTCAAGTTACAAGCGGTACGCTAGGTGCAACTCAAGGGGGTACAGGCCAAAGCTCTTATGCTGTTGGCGATATCCTTTATGCTGATACAACAACTTCTTTAGCTAGATTAGCGGACGTTGCTACAGGCAATGCATTAATTTCAGGAGGGCTAAATACGGCTCCTTCTTGGGGCAAGATAGCCCTTGCTTCCGCTGTTTCAGGGACTCTAGGCGTTGCTAATGGCGGTACAGGTGTAACTACTTCAACAGGTTCGGGCAGCGTGGTGCTATCTACAAGTCCAACACTTATAACTCCTATACTAGGAACCCCCCAATCAGGTAATTTTAGTACAGGTACATTTACTTGGCCTACATTTAATCAAAATACAACGGGTACAGCAGGTAACGTATCAGGTACAGTAGCAGTAGCCAACGGGGGTACCGGGTCAACAACGGCACAAACTGCAATAAACACATTAGCGGGTGCAACAACATCAGGTTACTATCTACGAGGTAACGGCACCAATGCAGTGATGGCTGCGATTGTAGCAGGCGATGTCCCAACTCTAAACCAAAATACAACTGGGTCAGCGGGTTCAGTGGCTAATAGTGTTACCTTTAATAACGGCGGTGCAGGTGCAGCATCGGGCACAACATATAATGGCTCAGCTGCACAGACAATATCATACAACACTGTTGGCGCATATGCTGCGACTAACCCTAGTGGGTTTACATCTAATACAGGTACTGTAACAAGCGTATCTGGCGGTTCCTACTTAACTGGCGGCACAATAACAACATCAGGCACATTGGCGGTTGATGCCACTACAACTAATACAGCTTCTAAAGTAGTAGCCCGTGATGCTTCAGGTAACTTCTCTGCAGGTACTATAACGGCGACATTAAGCGGAAATGCTACTACGGCTACCACGGCAAGTGGTGTTTCTGCTTCCGCAGACCAAGCAATTGTTAACCAAAACAACGGAAATAGTCATGTATGGTATGGGCGCATTCTCTCTAAAAACGCAACAAGCGATAAAGCGGCATTTTTAGGCACATACGCTGGCATTGCAGGTGTTTTTTCCCACAATAATGCATTGAATGCTTGGGCAGATTTATATGTTAATACTGTAGATGGTAGTGTTGGTGGAGATGTAAGATTGCCTCCAAATACATTTATAAATGGAAATCAATCAATTCACGCAGGCAACTACAACTCCTACGCCCCAACGCTAACAGGTACAGGCGCATCTGGCACTTGGGGGATTAGTGTAACAGGCAACGCGGCAA